TGTTATGGCATAGCAGATAGCATTGGAATTACCATATCGCAAACAGTCGTGTGCAGGATTGTTGGTTTGTGCCTGCCAATCGATGCTGAATTCAATGGCTCTGGCAATGGCATCATTTATATGTTCTACCTGCAGATAGTTCAGCAAATATTCTGTATAAATGCTGTCTCGACACCAATGGTCAATTTTTTTATTTTGTTTAAGTACATACTCAATAAATCTTGCAGGATTTATTGCTCGTATAGCTACACAGTAACGACCAAATTTTACAAACGCTCGATAATAAGGCGAATCAGCAAAGTCATCAAAGGTTTTTAGTTTGGCAGATCCTTGAGTGAGCTCGTAAAATTTCAAATATGCCTGCAGACCCAGTTGAACCCCACGTTCAGATTGTTCTTGTCTACGTCTGCGTGGTTCGCAACTGTGCACTGTTAAACTGGATTCTTTGACAAAATTTTTACGACAAAACTGACAAGTATAAGTCATTTTTCTTGACCAAGTTCACGCAAATGCGCATTGATTTCTTGTTGTGACACCAGCTTACTCATAACATCTATATCTGAACTTTTGAGATTAGGAAACAGTTGCATCAACTGTTTTTTCTTGGTGCCAACATTGGCAGATTTTTCATCTTTTTTCTTGGGACTGATCCATTGATGTCGATGTACACCCATGCCAGGACTCACTGAGCTGGCACACAGCCATTGCAGTTCTGGATGTCGATTTATGGCAAAGAATTGTTTGTTCAGCCGCTCATTGGTACTGATCAAATAAAACTCCTGCAGGTCTCTTGATCCTGTCACAGCACTGCCCCAGCGTATCATCAAAAAGTTGCTGAATTTTTTCTTTTCTTCATCAGTGAGATCACAATAAAACTTTCGATTTTTTAAATCAAATTCTTTCATTTCATTGGCAATATTCAATTTGTCCATTACCAGGCCTTGCTGTAATCCACTATTTCACAGTTGCGACTGATATCTTTGACAAAATACACACAGTCTGGTCGATCTCCGTCGGTGATAGGAACGCACAGCATTTGACCATTTTTTAACTTGGGAGCATACCAAGTAACTTCTTGATACACATCTAAGATTTCAATATCAGGAAAACTGGGTCTAAAACTTGAGAGCGGGTTGAATTGAAAAACACGAAAGCCTCGATCATTGATACTGGTCAATGGTAGTACTTCCAGATCACCCAAGTCTGGCTCGCCGATGAGTATTTGCCAGTCCATGGGCATTTTTAGTCTGTGACTGCCTATTCTCAATACCAGTGCAGGAGATGTAAAACTTTCTAGAAATATCAATGGTATGTAATGATAGTCAGGATCTGCAGGAGTTGAATTGTCTAGTATGGCAAATCGCATGTCTTCTACTTCATCAGGCAAGTGATCTAGTTCATAGTGAGTGTTGTCAAGTGTTAGTATTCGCATGTGTACAGTATAACATATTGCTGTTGTGCAATGCAACCTTTTATTTCCATTCAAGTTTTTCTTGCGTGAAAGGATAGTTGGCTTCTTTGTAAAAAGTTTTACGTTTGGTCAAATGGCGTTTGGCAAATCTACAGGTACTGGTTATGTCCCAAATTTCTACATGGTCTTTGTCTTCAGCTTTTCTAATGCCACGCCCAATTGACTGTATAACCCTGACAAAGCTTTTTCCGGGCTCAAGAAGAACCAAATTAAATATCCTAGGAAGATTAATACCAACAGCGGCCACACCGTAAGTCGCCACAATAATCTTGCCAGTGCTAGTTGCAATTTCGTCGTATTCATTCTGTCTATCTCCTGCCTTGGTTGATCCTGACACAAATACCGCATTGTCTAATTGTGCTACCAAGGCCTGCCCGGCAGCAATTCGATCAACCAAGACCAAAGTGTTGCCAGTGGCATTGACTTGACGTACAAGATTGGCAATAGTGGCCAATCTATCTTCTTGTTCAAGCAAATATTTTAATTCGCTTTGGTAGTTATTAAACTCGGCGTGATCTACCAATTGCACAATGTTTACATGGCACTGTGCCAGAACGCCTTTGTCCTGTAGTTCACTGGCAGCAAGTTGACTTATAACTGGACCAATACTTACCAAAAGACTTTGACTTTCAAATTTTTCTTTGGGTATGGTTCCTGTCAATCCCCAGCGTATTGGTATGTGACTCATTACACCTGTGAGCAAAGTTTTGAGTGCATCTGCCTTGGCCATATGTACTTCGTCCACTATGACACACACTACATCTTGTAAGAAATCTTGTATGGTAATTTCAGCCACGGCATTTTTGGTGTTTTTTAACAACACGTTTAGACTTTGCCAGGTACATATTGTGTGAGTCCGGGCAAATTCTTTACGATCTCCAAAGAACACCCCCACATCAAGTCCAAGATTGGCATAGTCTTTTTCTGTTTGTGTGACCAAGCTTTTGTTTGGCACAATGATAATACTGCGTCCATAAGATTCAACACTGCTACTTAATGCAGCAGTCATGATTGTTTTGCCTGCACCAGTGGCTACTTCTTGAAGACACTGAGGATTAGATAAAAAATTATTTACAATTTCTACCTGATAATCGCGTAACATGATTGCACTACCTGCTTTATCATGCCCTTTGGGCCAGACCTTGTGTGCAAATGTGTGTTCGGTCACTGTGGTAAAATTAAATGTTGTGCGATAGTCTCTGAGATCGTCTAGCTCGATGTCGTAATCAAACTTTTCCAACACAGGAATAATTTCTGGAAGTAAATTTACATAGGTACTTCCGCCCATTTGAAAATAGCTGACTTTGCCATCCCATCGTCCTAATCTTACTGCAGGAAGATATCTGGCATAAGGAACATCATACTTGAACATGTTGACAAGAGCACGACGTACATCTAAATCTAGGCCTTCTAATTTTATATTAACTTCATCGCGAATTATTATGTTACATTTTTTCATTGTAGGTATACTTTATTTACATATTGTCGTTGGCGTATCTGATCAAGTATGAACTCTTTGTTGTAATTTTTTGACAATACTGCCACTGGAAATCTCAATGGCAGTAATTGAGGATCTTGAAAATTTGAAAAACCAAGTTTATTAAAAAATTCACTGTGGCTGGTAAAGTAATTATACATGCGGTCTAGATCTGGATTGGATTTATAAAATCCAACATTGAAATCTGCACTGTAAAAATTAAATGGTCTGAATGCGTCATTGGCAATAAATCGATCATTATCGTTGGCAAGATCTTCAAGAGTCTTTCCAATCTCCACATAATTCAAACACACAGACCCCCAGGGTGGCGAAATTACGCCAAATTTTTGCATCATGTCCAATGGGATTGTTTTTGTCTTGGGCATATCAAACCAGGTACACACAAATCTCGGAAGATTGCCTAACACTATTGATTCGCATCTATGCACCGCTATGTTGAGATCAGATAGAGCCTGTTTTACAGTTTCCGGAGCCCGAGACCAAAAGTTTTCAGTCTGTTTGTCCAGTAGTCCATGATATCTTTCAAAAATATTATGCAAGTAATTCAAACAGTCTTGATCGTATATGTTAGTAAATGGTTTGCTGATAATGTGTTGATATGCATTTATGGTTGCTATGCATTTTTTAATATTTGTGACAGCAATTTCTTGTTCAACTTCTTTGCTGTTGAATCCATAAAATCTTTTGGGATTGTCAAGTGTGAAAGATTCTCTGCTCTGCATCCGTTCGATCCAAAGTTCAGTGATAGGTGAATCCAGCAGAGAGAACTGCAGATCAAACTTGTCAAACCCTAATTCTATGTGCAAAGACGAAAACATTTGTTTAGTATACAGTATTTTGCATGGTATGTCAAAAAAAACAGGTGCACGAATGCACCTGTTATAAAAGAACTGTATGTCTACAGTTCTGGAGCTAACTATTAATTATGCATTTTTCATGCAAGTTGTTTCTGCCATGAGTCTCCAACGTGCGGGGAAACTCTTTACCAAATCTGCAATCTTTAGTGCCATGCGTAGACTCATCTCACGCAGACGAGTTTGGTTTGTATTCATAAACTCAATGATGTCATCTTGTGTACACTCTTCAAAATCATAGTCTGCAAACAACACGCCATCTTTGGCAATTTGTTTGATACGCAAAATTTTGTCGCGCATTGTGTCCAATGTCAAGTCAAGATAGTGACAACGACTTTGCAATGCATCCAAGTGATCACGCAATTTTTGCGATTTCATTTGATCAAACTTCAAATTGGTAATAAAAATTACACTGCCTTTGAATTCAAAACTGTCCGGAATACCTTCGTGTCTCAACACACGACTTTCGCTTAACCATGAAATTTTACGTTTCTTGCCAGAGTCTAGTGCACCTTTTAGCAAGTTCAATGCAACATCATCTACTAGAATACTGTCACAGTCATCAAACACTAGAACACAATTTGCATCTGAATACTTGTAGAGAGTTTGATACAAGCCAATTGGAGTAGCTGAGCCTTTGACTACTTCGGCACGAAGTTTTTTACCTGCAATTTTGTCAAACAAACAGGCTTTCTCAACTTCTTGTTCTACACCAAAACTCTTGCCTACTCCGGGCGGGCCACTCACAATCATGGCACGAATGTCGCCTGAAGTGGCAGCCTTGGTCATTTCTGTTAAGATCTCAAAGCGATCTCTAATACGAGCCATTGCTTCTTCTTCAGTTTCTGTCTGTTTAGCGGGGTGTTTGGGTGCGACCAGTTCCAGCATGCTTTCTCCTTGAGTTACGAACTCATAGTCGTGAGTTCCAGTTACATTTACACGAATAGTTTCTGGCATGTTAGGAAACACACCATTGTTTCTAACTTTCACAAAGGTATTCTTACCAGTGGTTGTAATTTGTTCCACTAGCTCAAAACACATGCCAGCAACACTTTTGCCACGATAGGCACCAGACAAAACACGGATATGACTGTTAGACATACTAGCTCCTTTTTAGTTTATACAAGTATTATAACAAACTTGGAATTTTGTGTCAAATTAGGGTGTTGTTTTTGCACAACACTGTTTGATCTTGTTGTTTTTTACTGTTCATGCTGTTATTATAACAACAGAACAATTTTTGGTCAATCTACAAAAGATTGTGCTCTATGTTTGATGTTGCGCTGATACAACACGCGATTTTGCTCAGTTCGTGGGCGAAAAGGCAAGTTGCGATCAAACAACACACGATGTACACGTGGCCGGGGATTGCACTGGGAGTTTGGTGTTTTTTTCATAACCAAATTATATAAAAAAAACTTTTTTATGTCAAGTCATAAAAAAACCCTATACAGTATAGGGTTTTTTGGTATAAACGGTATAGCTCTTTACTGCGGGACTCCACAACTACCTAAACTTACATTTAGATTGTAGGAAAGTGTACTACCGGTTGGTACTACCCAGGTCCAAACTGCAGTAGACACTGGCAAAGGAGGAACCTGTGTAATTCCGTCAATTGTTACACTGCTTCGTGAGTCTGGCGTGCTTTCTGAATTTACTGGTGTTCCGTTGTAACATGGCAAGTATACATTTGCAGTGCCTGGTATCTGTTGAAACAATCTTCCAGTGATTGTTGTGGCTGGTACAGATTGGGTGTTATTAACAGTCCATGAAGATCCAGAACCACTGGTAATTTGTGTATTTGCAACTAGTCCGGTGCCTAACAAAAATTGTCCAACTTCTACTATGCCGGATGTTAGACTGCCAATGGTAAGTGTTGTGCCTTCTATTGTGGCATTTTCCATCACTGCTGGAATAGGTGGTACAACTGTGACCATCCAATTGGAATCAATGGCCCCAAATACTGCTCCATACCCGCCGGTGACTGTAATACTCATGGGCAAAGATCCTGACCAGTTAGTAGGAAAAATAGTGGAATCAGCAATAGAAAATAAAACTGACGCATTGCTTACATCATTTGGTGGCGGAGGAATTTGACTATCAATTGTAGGTACTTCGCCAGAAAACACACTGGTTCCATTGATAGTGGCGGTTAGTGTAACATTGCTATTGCCATATGCGTACCCATAAAAATTAAGGGTTCTGTTTTCATATTGTAGTCCGTTGCTGTCAATTGGCATATAAAGATTCTCCTACAGTTATTTATCATAATTTAGCAGACTGGATGTTTGTTGACAGTATTCAGTAAGAATTCTTTCACGATGCCACTCCGTTGCTTGGGGACTGTTTGCAAAATCAGCAAAGCATGGAGTTCCCAAGGTATAATGTAACAGTTTGGCATTGACATTGGCACCATATTCATCAGGTAACCAATTCCATTCTACTGGTAATTCGCCAATGTCAGAACTATTAAGCCATGAAAATCTATGCAAAAACTCCCCTGACGATTTTTCCACAAATTCTGGTGTGAGTCGGCGATTACAAATACTGCCGCAATTCCATAATATTACGCTTGACCAATTTTTTCTTGGATAGTTTTCGTTTTTATTGCCAAGATATTTAACTGGCATGCATGTTTGATAATCATGCTTGACTACCATGACATCTTTGGTGCTTTCTTTGAGATTCCAAAGTTTGAGTATGTCATCGCATACAATCATATCTCCATCAATAAAAATTGCCCAATCTTGAAACTCCATTAGATAAGGCACCAGAAATCTGGTGTATATAAAGTTATTGCTGCCGTCGGTGTGTGTTTCTTTGTAGTCCCGAAACAAGTGCAGAGCCAGAGGTACAACAGCCACTGGAACTGTGGCATTTCTAATTATGCTATTCACACAAGTATGATAAGCAATAGCTTCTTTTGGATCGTAGCCAACAAAAATTGGAATTGGCTTCATGGTAATTTTATAATTTTCCCATCCAAGTCAAACTGCGATCAAGCCATGGAACAACTAAATCTTGTTGACGTAGATAACCATAGGAATTTATACTTTTACATGCACTTTCTGGCAGTAGGTTAGATTCAGCAAGCTCATACCATGATGTTGTGCGCGGATCTTTAGGAAGTTGATTGCTCTTGTACACAATTGCATGAATACAGGGATCTTCAGTGGTTTCTTGAAAGAATCCAGAAGCACAATCCCATCCTGCCAGGGCCAGCATATGTATCAAACTTATCATGGTGTGATGGTAATAACATCCATTTTGTTGAAAATATGCCAGCTGACGATGATGTACCATTATTGTTTTTGGCACTGCCAGTACCATCATTCCTCCGTCATTGGTAATTTCTCTCCATTTTACTAATGTAGCCAGTGGATTAATACAGTACTGAAAAGCATCGTGGCACCATAATACATCATACTTTTTTTGCTGCCAGAGCGTGATATCATCTTCAAAATTAACACATTGATATGACATGTTGATGTAGTTTGCAGCCAATGGCAACGATTGCAGTTGATCTACACCGGTACATTGTATATTGAGAGGCACTGGCACATCATCCCGAGTGGTCACGGTGGCCCACCAAGTCAAATCCAGTCCTGCGCCACAGCCTAGATCTATCAGTGTGCCAATACTTTCCATAAATTCATCATACTCACGCAACATATTCAGAGTCTTGAGACTGTGTGTATGGCTCTGTTCTGGATTTGCAAAAGTTATCATATTTGTATATCTTCCATGCCTGCTGTGCGCAATCGAACTATGTGTCCCATTTGCCACTGTTTGGTGTCAAGTCCTTTCATTATACCCAGCCATCGATTGCGCAACAACGCTACTTCATTGATAATAGTTTCAAAATCAATGACCTCGTCTTCGCCGTCTACATATTTTTCAGCATCTCGACTGGTCAATGCTCTGGCATAACCTTCAAGATATTTTTGAAAATGTCTACGACGAATCTTGCGCAGTTGTATATTGAGGAAATTTAACACAGCTTCAATTTCTTGAAGTTGATTGAATCGATGCTCGGTGATTCCTGGCAGTGCAGATATATTTTTTTCAACTATGCCATTGATGCGACAATCTTTTTTGGCTGCATCCAGTTCATGTTCAAAATGCGCAATAAAATCAGGTATTGCACCAAGATCTGCTACTACACGACTGTACCACATCAATCTTCCCAGTCACTGTCGATGTCTTCTTGATCAATGTCGTCATCGTCATCATCATCAGTGTAATCTTTGTCATTGTCAAGATACACTGTGAGTGCTCGTTTGATATCGGCATCTCCCTTGAATGCATTTTTAATATCTTCTACATCACTGTCGTGGTCAATCAACACTGATACGATGGTTTCTGCTGCTTCTGCTCTGTCCACGGTGTTTACATATCGTTTGATTTCATTCCAAATCTCACTGGCAACTATTTCAGTCATTCTTCCTCTCCTTCTGTAACTGCTGGTTGTTCTTTGATATTTTCAAAATCTTTCATCACTGTGTCAAGACATCCGTCGTCGTTGCGTTCCCACCCTTTGCGGAATTTTTTAATGATTTCACCTGCGCTGGTAGTAAACACCAAACTGTTGCCTTCTTTTTTAAGCATGCCTTTTTTCTCAATTAAATCAGTTAATCCAGAATAAGGGCTCATTCCAGTTTCGTAAGGAATTTTAACTTGTACACCTTCAAAAGGTTTGGCATATCGTGTTTTCATAACTTTGCAAGCAGCCCGGATACCCATTACATCCGAAATTTTATTGCCTTCTTCGTCTTCTTTGAGTTTGAGTTTTTTCATTGCAACCACAATTGAACTTGCATAGATAAACCCTTGACCTCCAGAAATTTTATCGTCCGGATCAAACATGTCTTGACTTGCGTATGTATGATTTGTGCATACCAATCCTACATTATAACTACCAAACATATTGACACAATTTCGTACCAATGCAGTCAGTGCTTTGGGTTTACGGCCTAGGTCGCCTTTCATCTCACCTGCATCAAATTGATTAACATCCGTGGGTGTTAACAACATGCCCAAGCTATCGATTACAAACATAACCTTAGGTCTTTCACCATCAGGCAAGGCTTTGTAATCGCTCATAAAAGTTGATATAGTTTTGGCTACATCATCAATCATTGCCATACTTAA